ATGTTCAGTACTAGTCGCAACGAGAAGATGGTCGAAGTGTTAACAGGGGCTGAGCGCCGTCGACGCCGGACTCCGCAGGAAAAGATCGCCATCGTGCAGCAGACCTTTGAGCCCGGAATGACCGTCTCTCATGTCGCTCGCTTGCACGACGTCAACGCCAACCAGCTTTTCAAATGGCGTAAGCAATTCCAGGAAGGGTCTCTCACGGCGATCACCGCCGGTGAGGATGTTGTTCCAGCCTCCGAGTTGGCTGCTGCCATCAAGCAGATCCGAGAGCTCCAGCGTCTGCTCGGGAAGAAGACCATGGAGAACGAGATCCTCAAAGAAGCCGTGGAGTATGGTCAAGCAAAAAAATGGATTGCGCATGCGCCCTTGTTGCCGGGGGGCGACGATTAAGTGCTGTGAGCCAGGCCCTTAATGTATCGCGTGCGCAGCTATCCGTTCGTGTTCATCGAAAACCAGGTTGGCAAGATGGTCGTCATCATCGCCAGCATGATGATGCTGCCTTACTTGGCCGGATCATGGAGGCGATGGCTGAGCTTCCCTCCTATGGGTATCGCCGAGTCTGGGCGCTGTTACGGCGTCAGTCAGAGGCAACACGACAGCCTGTGGTAAACGCCAAACGGGTATATCGCGTCATGCGCGATCATGGCCTGCTGCTGGAAAGAAAACCGGCTGCACCATTGGCCCAGCAGGCACATAAGGGGCGTGTTGCCGTCAAAGAGAGCAATCGACGTTGGTGCTCAGATGGCTTCGAGTTTCGCTGCGATAACGGTGAAAAACTACGAGTCACGTTCGCCATGGACTGCTGCGATAGGGAGGCGTTGGACTGGGCGGCCAGTACCGGGGGTTACGACAGTGACACGGTGCAAGATGTCATGCTGAGGTCTGTCGAACGACGCTTCGGGGATGCGTTGCCGGCATCACCGGTGGAGTGGCTGACTGATAATGGCTCGGCGTATCGCGCCCATGAGACCCGCGCGTTTGCACGAGAAATCGGGTTGGAGCCCAGAACGACTGCGGTGAGAAGCCCACAGAGCAACGGTATAGCGGAGAGCTTCGTCAAGACGATGAAGCGAGACTATATCGAGATGATGCCGAAACCAGATAGCCGAACAGCGGTAGGCAACTTGGCCATCGCGTTTGAGCATTATAACGAACACCACCCGCACAGCGCCTTGGGATACCGTTCACCTCGGGAATTTCTGCGCAGTCGGGTATCACAACCCTAAGCGGGAAAAAGTGTCTGGATCTATGGGGTCGAATCCAGTGACTCCAGATAACACGGTAGGGGTACCGTTTTGTTATCCGGTTTGAAGCCGTATGACCACTCCCTTTTGTGGGCAACTGTCAGGTGAATACCATCTCCATACACAAAAATGATAGGTGTAAGACCAGCGGCCGTTACCACCGGTAGTGATGCCTGACGGGAAATTTGCCGTTACATCAGCAATGTTCCTGGCTGCTTTTCGCGGGGGCCGGGGTAGTGAAGCGTTAAAGCTTCCAGTGGAAGACCCGCTGGCCGGGATATCGATCATTGGCTTACCCTCCATTGGGTTCCGACTCGATAGAAGAGGAAAGGCTGACCGGTTACGACGATGCGAACTGAATCATCCTCTCCGTTATCTGTAACGATGGTCTTTCCGGCTGGCGCGCGAATAACGCAGTCCATCAACGCCAGATCCACATCAAAATCGACCATTGCCCAAAACGGATTGCCATTCTCCAGCAACTGGATCTCGGCGCCAGCCATGAAGACGTAGCTGGATGCTGGCAGCTGTTCGATATTGGCGCTGACAGGCGTCCATTTCTGGTAAGACATCAGATTGATAGACTGCGCAAGCTGGGTCAGATCGCTTTTTACAGGGTTGAGACCGGCAGCAACCAGCACGTTCAGCAACTCGGCCTGAACGATGTTAAACCACTCCTGCCCAGGGTAAGTCGGGGCCTGCCCTTCACCGCCGTTCTGGAACCACTTTGGGTCAACAGATTGAACCGGGTCAATTGGCGGCATGTCTGGCACGGCAGACGGATTATCTACGTGATACATGTCAAACCTCTACGATGTATTGGATTCCACCAATAGCCAGCTTGCTCAACAAACATTGAGCTGCATTGGCATCGGCGCTGCTGCCATCAATGATAACAGTGAGTCGATATTCATCAGGCCATAACGGATAGTCACAGCCCCGCAGGCAATGATGCGGCCAATGCTCATAAACGATGACGGTGATGCCATAAAACGCCAGCGTTTCCTCTATGCTCCACAGCTGAACGCCACCCTTGCGGTGATATTTTTCAGTTGCGGCGGCTCTCCGTTCATCAAAAGTATTGCCACCGACATTGCACTCAGGGAGGCCTAAATACTCCTCCCAGTCAGTCAGCAACTGCACGGTAGTTTCTGGTCTCATCTCAAGCAGAAGCTGGTCTGCGCTAAATTCAGCCTCGGCCAACCTTGGCGCGAAGCCTTTGATATAGAGCTGGATGGATGAATCAGGATCGGTTGGCCATGCCTTCCCGCGTGGCATTTGCGATGAAAGGTAATCGGCCCATTGCTCTACAGAGTGGGCCATAACACATCCCCGATGATGATAAGTTCACTGGCCAGCGCGGGTACGTCTGCAGCCAGGTCAAGTGTGTAATTTTCCAGACCAGGGGCCGAGCCGATCGCCGTTCTCACCCGAGACAACAACAGCGTTTGCCCTGGTGAAAGAGTGCTTTGCAGCCCTTCCAGGTTGGCTACTATCGCAGTTCTTACATCAGGGGTATCAGGGGTCGGCACAATACCAAAAACCACCTCCTTGGTGGTCAAGCCTGTATAAACCGGCTCGATACCAGCAGGCCGACCGACAGGAACGCCGGTGGCAGGGTCATTATGACGAAACAGATAATCCTGCATCGCCAACTGCTCCTGATAGGTAGGCACGATTGACGCTCTGTCATCGTAAACCCATGCAATACCAACCGTTCCTCTCCCATGCCATGCGTCATATGACCATGCGCGGGTCACGCCTGCCACTTCGCGCATCCAGAGAATGTAATCATGCAACGCACCGCCCATTGGCGGGTTGCGTTTGCGGAACAACAAACGCTCCAACAGCTGTGGGATTGATTCGATATCAGCGCCACCAATCAGCTCGCCAGACACGCCGTTAGGGTTAAGCCCTGGAACAGGCGTCACCAGCGTCAGCACCTCACCAGCAGCAAGGTTGCCATCTGCTCCGGCCAGCACAGCCTGTATCTGGACAGAGACCACAGAACCCACCGGGCTAAGGCTGCTGGTGACGGTGTATTGACGGCCGTCACTGTGCTGCAGCACGGTACCGACAGGGGCTGACACTGTTCCGCTCAAGGTGGCAGGCCCAGCGGCATAAGTGGCCTGCTTGCGGATCACCCCTTCAAACTGGGCTGTTTCGATGATGGTCTGGTCATCCGATTCGCTGGTCGGGATGATCTGACGGACGATCCACATCTGGTGATCGTAGAGGTCGCGCTGGCCAGCGGAAACGGCGGCATTAAGCGCCTGCTCGATGCCGAACTTGGGCAGCACGGTGCCAAGGCTTGATTCGATATCGAGCAGGCCGCTGGCGGTGATCTGGCGCAGGGTGGGAACGTTATACGGCATTGGCTTGCGCCTCCCACCGCTTGTTGATGGTCATTGTGGTATTAGTTCCGTCAGGGCGGGTGATGGCGATGGTGAGCTGCAGCATCTGAAACTGGGGAATGGATCCGGTCACCACGATATTGCTGGCGTAATCAGGCTTTAAATGGGCATCAAGGGCGGTTTGTGCGTAGGTCACGGCCTTGTTGCGCACGTCGGTGGTGAGCTTTTCGCGGTCGAGCAGCCAGAGCTTGCTGCCCCATGACTGGTCCGCAAAGGTATCGCCAATCCAGCCGCGCTTATCGCCGGTACCGTCTGGAAGCACATCGGAATCATCGGCGCGAGCATCGGTGAACAGCACCTGCAGCACCAGCGTTTCGAGGCCATCATCCTGACGTAAACCGGCCGGGGTGATGTCGATATCGCCCCGGCCGGTTTCGTTATTCCAAATGATGGCTGTGGTCATCGCCCCTCACACTGGGGGAGATGTTTGCCCCCCACCTGATTGATCGTGTTTGTGGTTCAGGAACGACTTGCCATTGATTATCACGTCAGCATCGGTGGTGATGTTCAACGTGACGTGGAGCGCCCCTAAAATCTCATTTTCAGGGGATATAGTGAGGGTTTGTTCTTCGGCTGTAGTAATGACGCTTTTCGCGCTTAACGCGGCCAAGCCGTCTTTACCAAGGGTGAGGTTGTGCCCCTCCAGATGGTATAGGCAACTATCCCCCGCCTCCAAGCCTTTCGGGCGAAATCCCTTGTGTTCGACAGCGATGGCCACCAGCCCGGCACGGGCGCCACCCAGCCCAAGCACGATGGCTTCAGACCCCTCTGGCGGCACGCTGGTGTGACCGTAGTTCTGGAAGCGCTCGACATCATCCGCCCCTTCGTCGGCCAGCACCTTGATCTGCAGATTCTGGCGCTGCAGGGCGTCATTGACCAGGGTAACGATGGCACGATCGGCAATCAGGCGCAGGCGGCGCTGCAGCGGGGCCAGCAACTTCTGCACGTCACGAATACTTACCATGTGGTTACCTCTTTGGTCTGTTTCTTGGTTACTTCTGCGGGGATCAGCATCGCCTCGCGCGGGGTCAGGTTGATGATGGCCTCGCGGCCTGCCTGGTCGCTTTCCATCAGGGTCACAGTGACGATCAGCCAGTTCACATCCAGCCCCTGGATCTCGTCCTTCACCTGGCACATGCGGTTGATGCGCCAGAGCGGGCCGCTGTCGCCTTCCATCCCCTGAGTACGCCAGCCAGCGACGGTGATCTCGGTCTGGGTACCTTCGCCGATGCTGCGCTGTTTTTGCCACTGGCCGCGCTTGCTGGCACCGGCCACGGTGGTGACATCTTCGGCGATGATGATGCGGGGACGATAGCGCGGCACATCCGGATCGCTGATGGTTGCCTTCTGGCCGCCGATAGTGGTGGTCGGGGTGTTATCCCACGTCGCTCCTCCTCCGTAGCTGCTGCCCTTGACGATCCATTCTGATGCCCGGTCGCGCATGCTGAAGTTGCCACGGGCCGCCAGAATGTTCTTGCCCAGGATAAGGCTGGCGCCCATCTCCTGCTCGCTGGCCTGCGTCAGCACCAGCTGGCCTTTCTCGTTAGTGGTGAGCAGCACGGCCCGCTGCTTGGCCAAGCGATCGAGCAGCTCGAAACAGGTCTCGCCCTGCTCGATAGCCACGCGGGGGAAGGTCGAGCCAAGATCGCACTCGACCACCACTTCGATACCGAACGGCTTGCAGATATCGCTGGCCACCTTGTCGAGGGTTACGTTCTGCCATTGGCCGCTCTTGTAGATGGCCGAGCAGTCCACCAGATCGCTGGTCTTGCTGCGACCGCTGACCACCCAGCTCACCTCTTTGGCGTCATAGCTGGGGGTAAAGTCGTCAACGTAGCCGGTCAACACCAGATCGTTGCCGATATGCACGGTGCAGGCACTGCCTTCGCGTATGGCCATCGCCTTGGCGTCATCCCATTTGCGGGTCAGATGCAGCTCGAAATCCCCGGCGATATCGCGCAGGCTGCGGGTGACGCGCACCTTCTGCCAGCCGCTATAAAGCTGACCATCCACGCGCAGGGTGATGGGTTCAGCCATTGTTCACCTCGTCAATCACCTGAATAGTGGTGCTCGGAGTGATGAAGGCCGGATCACGCAGCTTGTTTCCCATCACCAGCCGATCGCGGTACTCGGCATTGCCATACTGCTGCCACGCCAGCAGGGCAGACGCAGTGGTGGTGGTCAGGCTGATCTGACGGCGGCGCGGCAGCTTGGCGCCACGTTCGCGGCTATCGTTGAGCAGGGAAAGGCGTAGATCGCGCAGGGCGCGCCACACATCGCTCTGCTCGGACTCTACCGCATCCATGGCCAGCTCTGCCAACCGGTTGGCCCAGTAGTTTGCCAGCTGCTCCAGATCGTCAGCAGTGAGCAGCAGATTGCGATCTGCCCCCACTACGCCATCCATGGTGACCGGACGACTGATCTGGTTGTTGACCTGATCTCCGGTCAGCGACTGGCCGATAGTCACCTGACCGTTCTGATCTGGGGTAAAGTCGCGGTTGGTACCGAGATCCGCACTGGCAATGGCACTGGCCGCCGCCGTAGCGGTGGCACGGTCAATCAGCGCAGTGAAGATCTTGCCATTATCGAGCGCTGCATTCAGCTCGGTAGGGGTGTCGATGGTCGGCACTGACGAGGCAACGCCGGTTGTCACATCGCTGTTAATGCTGGTCGGTAGGCCGCCAGTGATGGCCAGCTCGGCGCGCATCCCTTCCCAACGACGGCTCACCTGGTCATAGACAGACAGCGCACGGATGGGGTCAGTCACCACGCCTTTAACATCCTCCACAATGCCGGTCACCTCGCGGGCCAGTTCGCCCGGGTAAGCCAGCAGCGCACCGACGCTATCCTTGGTGCGCATCAGGCGATCGGTCCACTCGCGGAACTGGTCAGGCAGGGATGGCAGGCCACGGGTCAACTCGTCCAGATCATCGAGGAAGGTGTCAACCATCACGCCCATGTTATCGATGCCAGTGACAAAGGAATCGAGAAATGATTGCTCGCTGGCGCCCTGCGCCAAGGCGGCCGCATTGCCCATGGTGGCGGCGGTATCGATGGCAGCAGATGGGAACAGGTTCTTGCCCGCTTCCCAGACCGTGAAGGTCACATAGGCAACGCCATCCTCTTCATTATCCATCCGGTGGCTGACGTCGCCGACCTGCACGGTGCGAACTCCCCACCACGGGTGAATCATCTCGCCAGCTCCGGGTTGGTTCAGGGCATCGAGCAGGGCGCGCAGCTTGGATAGATAGTCTTTGCCGACCAGCTTGCCGGTGATCTGCTCGTTGGTGATCGCCGCGCCGTTGTCTTCGGTCCAGCTGCTTTCGCGCTTGGGGTATTCGCGGGGGATGGCACGGCGACCACCTTTGCCTTCCACGGTATTCAGCAGAAATTCAACGCCCCGGAACGAGGCGGTTAAACGCTCTTCAAAGCTCATTCAAACCCTCCTTAAGGCATCAATGAAGGGCCGTTATCCACGCGCACCTGCAGCCCGGGAGCCGCATCGCGGGCACGAACTGTGATGCGGTCATCGCTGACCTTGATATCAAGCGAGCCTTCAAACTGTTGCGGTTTAAGTGGCGTGGGTGATAGCAGAGATCCAAAATCAGACAGAATATTGGCCATGCCGCCGACAATATCGTTAGAACCAAGGGATGACGCAAAAACAGAACGGCCATCGATACCAGGCGCTGGCATGGCAGGGTCTAGCACTGGCACCAGCATTGCCTTTGCCATCTGGGCATAGGGATTATCACGAACTGGCTTCTCTTGTGATGCATTAGCGAGCAGCGCATAAGCATCTTTGTTACTCAGCAGGGGCGCACTTGGCAGAGTTGCCCTTGCCTGCTGCGCCTTATCCGATTCTGCTTTGAGCCGCTTCGCCTCTTCAGATTCACTGGCCGCATATAGCAAGGTAAATGCAGCGCCACCGGCCAGTGCAGGTGCCGCTTTGACAAAGCGCTTGTACTTGCCGCCTTTCCCACCGCTTTTGCCAGACTCTCCACCAGGGATATCAGCACCACCGCCCATCCCGCCAAGGCCACCACCAGGCATATTGACCACATAGACCGGCGTTGCGCCCAGATCGGCCATGGCACCGCCAAGGCCACCTGAGCCTCCCTTGCTTGGCTTGGCCGCATCCCATACGCCTTTCGTCCATTTGATGGCGTCGATCCCTTTCTTCACAGCCACCAGACCACCGACAACCAGGGCGATGTTCTTGCCGGTCTCCAGCCAGTTCTGCACCGCATCCGGTTCCAGACTGTTGATAGCATCGGCCAGTTCGGCAATGGGGGCGGCCAGCTGCTGGTTGGCAAACTGGTTCCAGCTGTTGCTGACCAGTTGCAGGCTGGCGGCAAAGTCGCTGGCGGCCACGGCGGCATCGTTCAGGGTGGTGCTCCCATCGCCGGATAGCTTGAGGAACTCGTCAAATGCCTTGACGTCACCGGTCTGGACGTACTCGGCGATCACCGGCTTGAGTGCCCGCTTGGCTTCATCGGTAAGGTTGAGCATGGAGAGCTTGCTGGAGAGGCCGCCTGACTTGGTGACAATCTCTTCAATCAGCACCGGCAGGCTGCGCATCACCTCTTTGCCCTGCTTGAGCTTCTCGGGGTCGAACACGTCGATATTGCCCAGCTGCTTGAGCTTCTTGACGGTCTCTGGGCGGGTGATATCGCGGATGATGGATTCGAAGGCCGTCACCGCCTCAGCGTCAGATCCGACACCTTGACGGATGATCTGCAGCGCGGCGCCAAGTTCGGTGACCGCACTGGCCCCTTCTCGGCCGGTGGCCGCATAGGCGGCGAAAATCTTGGGGCCCTCTTTGGCCATGTTAGCCAGGGTAAAGGCGCCCTGCTTACCCTGCATGTTGAGGGTATCGATCGCTTTCATCGCCGCTTCGCTGGAATCGATGGCCAGCTTCTTGAACTCGGTGAAGATACCGCCGACCTCAAGGCCACCGGCGCCGGTTGCCTGGATAACGGCGGCAATATTGGGCAGATTCTCGATGGCGTAGGCAAGATCGCCGGTCTTGGTCAGGATATCTTCGACGGCGGATGTCGCTTCGTTGGGGTCGATGCGAATGCCTTTGGTGTTGCTGACGGCGTTGATCTCGTCCTTCAGCTCCTTGGCCTTCTCGCGGCTGATGTCGGCCGCGATAGCGATGCGGGAGATACGGCGGTCGAGCTGGGCATAGCCACGAACGGTGGCACCGCCCACCAGAGCGGTACCCAATGCGACGTAACGATTGCCCACGGAGTCGATGCCGCGCCCCGCTGCTGCGGTAGACATCTTCACCATATTCATGGCGCGCTGATTGCTTGCGGCAAACTGGTTCATGCTCTGGCCATATTGCCGTGATTTTGCGGCCAAGTTGCCAGCGAGGTTAATAACGATATCGGTGACAAGTTGGGTAATGCCTCCGATCGGTTGAGCTGATATGATGGGTGCCTTTGAGACTCATAGCTTCATGGCATCCATCCCCGTTCACTGCCCTCGTTGCAACTCTGACCACGTATATCGCCATGGCAAGACCCCTTCCGGCCATGTTCGCTATCGTTGCCCCGTCTGTCCGCACGTGTTTCAGCTCACCTACACCTATGAAGCCCGCAAGCCTGGCGTCAAAGACAAGATTGTTGATATGGCGTTCAACGGCTCAGGTGTTCGTGATACTGCTCGCGTCCTCAAGATTGGCATCAACACCGTCATACGTGCCCTAAAAAACTCACCCCAAGGCAAGTAACCTCCGAAAAGGTGGTGCTCGATGACGTGGCGCTTATCTGTGAACTTGATGAGCAGTGGGCCTATGTCGGCAATAAACAGCATCGACATTGGCTTTGGTATGCCTTTGATACCAAGAGAAAACGAGTCGTGGCATATACCTTTGGCCCACGCAACGATGAGACATGCCGTCGGTTGCTGAGCCTGCTTTCTCCGTTCCAGATAGGCTTTATCACCAATGATGATTGGGGAGGCTATGCCAGAGAGGTGCCGAACGAGATGCATCTGACCGGGAAGATATTCACCCAGCGTATCGAGCGTAACAACCTGACGCTCAGAACGCGCATCAAGCGATTGGCTCGCAAGACCATCTGCTTCTCTCGTTCCGTTGAGCTCCACGAGAAAGTGATTGGTGCCTTTATCGAAAGGCACCACTTCAACTGATTGGAGTCATTACCCGCAATTACACCCAACACGGCAATACCGAATCCGCTTATCTTTGCCATCTCAATTCTCCTTTTGCTGTAGTTCGCTGATTGTCTTGCTGCCATCGATCACCATTATCTGCGCTGGCCGCCAGCCTGGGTTTTCATAGGCTTCGCGGATCAGGTCGTAACCCGGCATCGCATCATCTCGGTGGCTGCGCGGTTCTGGCACCAGATCACCGCGCTCGATAATGGCGGCGGTCATCAGGCGGATATGCCACTTCTTCAACGCTTCCAGCACCCGCTCGGCCTGCGCCGAGGTGAGCCACTCCGGTCGCGAAATACCCGCTCCGCCATTGGCGTTAGCGGTCATCCGCTTGATGTAGCTGCCCAGCGCATCATCTGACCCATCGCGCACGAAGCCGTCATTGTACATGGTGATCCAGATGGCGCGCACCTTGCGCACCTCCGGCGCTTGCACCTTGGCCGCACTTGGCGGGGAGCGGCGCCCGTTTACCTGGGCGCCCCCTTTGACTTTGAACCCCAGCCCCTTCATGGCGGTAATGACCGCTTCTAGCTTGGCTGCGCTCAACCCCTTGGCCGAGCGTGCGCCGGTTACGGACTCCAGCAGTGCGCGGTAGTCCTCTTCATCCAACCCCAGTTCGCGGCGGCCGACTTGCACAATCTTGAGCAGACGCTTGGCATCAGGCTGCATGGCGGCCCCCGTTCTGCTGGCAGATACCGACGAAGGCGGCCAGCGCCTCCGGCTCGACCTGATTGATGGCGACATAGCGAAACAGCTTATTGTTTCTGGCGCTGTTGTTGATGATGGTAGACATATCAAGGTGCTTGATGCGGGTCATATCCAGCCCATCTTCGCGGCAAGCATCGACCAGACAGCGCAGCTTATGGCGCGCTTTCGGGTTGTCATCACCATAGATGGCAGAGGTTGCCCGGCTCATATCGAGCTGAAATGTCACCAGCATCAGGTTGTCGAGTTTGCGATAACGCGCCAAATCAATGGAGTTAACAGCGCTGCGAGCTGGCAACCGATGCTGCTCACGCAGAGCATCGAGCGCCCGCTGAACGAAAGACATGCTCAGGTGCAGGTGTTTGCCAATTTCGAGGGCGGTCAGGTGGCGATAATCAGGGATCTCCTTGATCATCTTTTCCATTTTGGTGAGCTGTTTTTCAGTAATGCTACTCATCGTCTTCTTCCTCGTCGTCTTTGCTGACGGTCACAATCACTTTGTTGGTCTTGGGTGGCTGGCCTTCGCGCCAGCGCGGTACCGTTTTGTCTAGCCAGGCCATGGCGACGCCATCGGCCTGTTCATCCAGTTCACGCCGCTCGGCTTTGGTCATGCCTTTGTGGCGGCGCTTTGCGTAGCACGGCATATTGGCTTTGACGTAATTCACCATCTTGCGCTGGTAGCGGGTCAGTGCCATGGCGGTATTTCCTCTTTCGCTCGGCATTGCCTTCTGATTCGCAGGCCTTGCAGTAGTGCTGCAGGCCGTCTGGCGCGTTGGGATGGTTGCGCACAGACCAGAAGGCGGTGTCTTGGGGCCAGTAGTCGTTGCATCCGGTGCAGAACTTCTCCAGCCCCATATCGGGGTCGATGCGGGCTTTGCCGCTCTCCAGCCGCTTTTGCAGCAGTCCCGCTTTCATCAGTGGCGTGTATTCACCGTGCATACGGCCCCCTTGCCATTCACCAGCTGCAGGCGTTCTGCCTCCAGTTCTGCCAGTAGCTGCCCTGCTTCGCGCAGGGCGTCTCCGGCAATATCGTGGGCGCGGTACTTTCTGGCGCCCCGCGCCAGGGCGATAAAGCGGCGCTGCAGCACCACTTTCTCTTTCCAGTTCAGCGCTATGGCCATCTCGCCATAGAGCCGGTTTAACAGGTTGTTCAGCACATTTCGGGTCATAGCGTCCTCGCTTATCGTGAGTGGGTTATGACCGGGCCCGGTCGGCTGCTCATCAGTGCCCAGCCACCACGCTGGGCAGACCATGCCGGGCAACCCCGGCATGGTTTCGCTTACTGCTTGAGGCGTTTTCGCGCCTTGTTGACGATGGTGGTCAGCATGGCCAACCGTGATTTGTGGTGCTCTGCACTGCCCTGACTGTTGATAAAGTCGATGGCCAGCTGCGCCTCTTGCTGCGCCTGCGCCGGGTTGTTCTCGATGATGCAATCAAGGCTCGACTTGGCATCGGTCACGCTGGTATTGAGCAGGTTGATAACGCGTTCCATGGTGTGCTCCTATGCGTGCTTGACGAAGTGGACGGCGCCGACAACCAGCACGGCCCAGACCAATCCCCACACCACGGCGAGGATGCGAAAGGTGCGGCGGCTGATTTTCATGCGGCCACCTCTTTCAGCTCGCTGACCAGCTCCAGCCCTTCTATCTTCTTGAACTGGCGCACCAGCACGGTGCTGCTGCCGAAGTAGGGAAACAGGTAGGTGTGGCCTGCTTTCTCCGGGTTATCACCCCAGATATCCTTGGCTTCTTTCGCACCCCACTTGCGTTTGAACTTGGCCTGTTCCTCCAACGCTTTCTTGGTGTAACGGGCTCTGAACTTGTGGAAGTAAACCTGCTTGACCACCTTGTTCATAAACTCGTCTGACGGGTCGATATCGCTTAGCTCTTTGCACCAGATGCCTTTCATAAACCCATCGATATACACACCAAGACAGGTTGTGCTTTCGCTCTTGCGTTCCCGAGTAACATGAATCGCGTGACCGTCCAGTTTGAAATCAACCTGAACCCAGCCCTTCTTCAGCTCGGCCGCGATGGCCTGCCATTGCTCTTTGCTGATAGCCATCACGCTGCCCTCTTGCCAAAGCGGTGGATACAGGTCAGGCAGAGATCGGTGCGCTGGCGGGAATACTCCACGTTGAGCGGGTTCTTGGCGGCCTTGGCGGCGGCCTTCCACATCTCCAGCGCGGCGGCGTAACGCTCTTCACGCTCGAGCTGGGCGGCCTGGGTGGCCAGTGCCAGATAACCGTTCGGATTCTTTGCGACTTGGCGGGCGATCTCGTCGCCCTTCAACACTGCATTAGCCATGGTGTAACTCCTGTTCAAATCGGGTTTGCTTGTCATACACGGTGACGATTGAGCCGTTTTTCAGGATGAAATAGGCATCGTCACATTCGAGGATCCGGCGCGGGCTCCATCCCGCCTCGCGCTGCCGGATCCGCCGCAGCTGGCGTTTGCTTGGGCGCCAAGCCCGTGACAGGGCGCCCAGCATCTCCAGTTCGCTGCGGCCGGTACGTTGCACCCAGCGCTCGAAGGCGTGGCGGGTGAAGTACAGCGGGCCATAGCGGGTTTCAAACTCCATCTTGTTGCTGGCCAAACATCTCTTGATAGGTTTCATGCCCCATCACCGGCCCGCAGTCAGGGCAGCCACGGCAGGTTGGGCCCATGGTCTTGCACTCGCTGGCTTTCACCAGGCGGTTTGCTTCCGCCACGATCTCCGGGTATTCCTCCGGATTGAGGGGAGCCGCTGACGAGATCCAGCCAGCCACCCACTGCAGGGCATCCCGAACGCCCTGTTCATAGGTGCCATCTTCAAAGTCGGTACCGACTGTTTCGCTGCGTTCTGCCAGCAGAATTGACATCAGCAGTTGCTGCTTGAACTGGTCGCGGTCGATATCACACACGTCATGCTTGAGTGCATCTGCAGCCTGCTTGGCTGTGGCGGTGATGGACTCGGTAGTCCATCCCTCCATGCCGTTCTTGTCTTCCCACACAACCTCGAACTCGTCTGATTCGATGTCGTTGCTGTCGGTACTGGCGATCACTTCCAGCAGATAGATCAGGTTCTCGTTTTTCATATCAGGCCTCACAGCTTCGACCAGTCGATGACGATGGCCTTGTAGGCCCCGGTTCCGGTCTTCTCGTAGAACCGGATGTACTCGGCCTTGCCGACCACGGTGATGGCGTCGGCGATGGCCTGCATGGCCTCTTTCCATTCGGCGTCCTGAATATCCAGCTTGCGCAGGGAGAGCACCTGATTGACGTCCACATGTCCGCCCTTGTTGACGCGGAAGGCGTGATCCACCAGGGCGCGGATCTCGTTGCTGCTGCCCTCGCTCCAGCGGCCGATGCAGCCATCGATCAGGGTCTTGGCGGTCTGCAGGCGCTCGTCGAACTTGCGGTGCTCGCCGATGGCCCGCACCACCTGAAAGCGGCCGTCAAAGCTGGTCAGGGTGACGTTGCCCTTGGTGCCGCCGTACTGCACGCCGTACTCGGCGGCAGACAGGTCCATAAAGGCTTCAATCTCCTGGGCGATGCTGGCCTTGCGGGCCAGCAGGCGCAGCTGTTCTTCTTTGGCCTCGGTGCAGAGGCGGGTGGTCAGGTCATCGCGCAGCAGATCCACAGCGGGGATCAGCGACTCCGGCACGAAGTGGCCAAGGGCGTTTTTGCGCATTTTGTCGGTCTGGTTGGTCATGGTTGTTGCTCCTGTTAAGCGGGGAAACCGGCGGCCCGATAGGCCATGTATTCGCTGGCAGACATCTCTGCGGTGCGCTCGAACTCGTCACGGGTGGCCGCTTCACGCCAGTGGACGATGCATCCGTTCAGGCGGGCGGCGTAGGCGCGGCGGCGCAGGCCATCGACCTGTTCGATGATCTCGACTGCACCCTGACGCAATTCGTCAGTGGGGTATGAAATCTCGATCAGCGGGCGGCGCGGGGTGCTCTTGATGGCCAGCACTTGGCAACCGAACTTGCGCAGGCGGCAGGCGACGCGCTGGGCCTTGATACCGATGGTGGTGGTCTGGATGTTCATGGTGTTCTCCTTCCTTGTTCAGTTGCTGTAGTTAGGTAACGGCGCCCAGGTGAGGTGCAGCCGGTCTTCGTCATAGCTCTGGCGTTGCAGCCTTTCGTCTTCCATCACCACTTCGCCATCGCTCTGCTCCACCACGCGGCCCTTACGGCCGCTGAGCAGGTTGATGTGCGTCCATGGCGCGGTCTTGACGCCGTAGAAGCTGGTTTTTTCCTTTGGTGCGTTCATTGCTCATCACCTTTCCAGTTGAGGATTTCGTCTATCTTGCGGAGCTTCTGCTCGCCGATAGCAACCACCCTGCTGTTGTTAGCTGCTTTGCTATTGTTGATGGTCAATTCGAGGTCTTTTCTCAGCTCTGCCAGCAGTTCCTTGGCCATCTGAAAACCGATTTCAGTCCATGACGGATTGTCTTTACTCATGACTTACTCCCCCTCCAACTCGTTAAAGGCGTACCGCAGTACCTGTTCGGTCAGCGGCTCGCCGCCAGAGCAGGCCACGGCCAACTTCAAGTTCTTGCTGACCAGACGCAGGGCGCCGGGACGTTCGCTGATCTGCACCAGCAGGCTGCGCTCGGCATCGCCGTCGATGTTCCAGGCGCTGGCGACGGCCATCACGTCGGCTTTCTTGGCCTTGGTCAGGGCGCGCTTCTTGGCCACGCGGGAGTAAAGGCGGGCGAAATCCTCGCTGCGCTGGCCGCCGGTCAGCTGGGTGTAAACGCGGGAGTTGCCGACCAGCACCATGCCGATCCCCACTTCTTCAACTAGAATCCGCAGCTCTTCGAGGGTGGGGCGGTCGAGGTGATCCGCTTCATCCACCACAATCAGCCCTTTGGTGTTGAGCAGGCGGCGGCGCAGGGCGCGGGCCAGCGGGCCACGCAGGCGCGGGGCGTTCTCCATCCCCAGCTCCATGGCCAGCTCATACATGCACTCAGTCATGGTGCTGCGGCTCGGGGAGGTGGTGATCACCCACACGTTGTTGTTGGTGCGCTGGAACTCGCGCAGGGCAGTGGTTTTGCCCACGCCAGAGATGCCGTGGATGATGACGATGCTCTCTGTCGCCAACGCATAGTTCATATCCGCGATGATCTGTTTTGCGGTCTCGGTCATCACAAAGCCGGGATCGCGGGGGGCATCGGCGCGCTGGTCGCGGGCGGTCAGCCAGTTGGCCAGCTTTTGCAGCATCGGCGCGGGGTCGGCCTTGTAGTTGCCGTTCAGCAGCTGGTTGACGGTGGATGGGCTGACGCCGATCTCTTTGGCGATCTGCGCCTGGGTGACGATGCTCTGTTCCAGCAGCGCCTTGATACGGGTGATAGCATCGGTATTGCCGGTTTGGTCGAGTGCGACTACATTGGTCATTGTTTACTCCTTTCAGGCGGCCCGTATGGCCGCTTTTTTTGTGGTTTAAATGCCGGTTAAATCCGGTTTTTGTTCAGTTGACGGTCTGCTGGGTGAACTTCACGTAAGCAGTTTTCTTTTCTACAAGGTCTACAGTCGCAAACAGGCGAGCCATACCCTCGTCAAAACCGACAGTCGCAACCATCACGACGCCAGAGGCAGCAACCAGATTCATCAGCACAACGGCGGCATCCTCATTCGTGGCCAGCTGGCATTGGTTCAGGTAGTTCTCAATCAACTGCTTAGCCAGCTCAGCGGCTTTCTCACTTGAAACCATGTCTCAATCCCCTTGTTTGTTGGTTAAATCCGGTTTTTCTGTTTTGCAGCCATGGCTGCGGCGGCCCGTTGAAAACGGGCCTCAAAGTCGATTGCGGGTTCTGCTTCGCTGCGCGGTGTGGCGACCTGCTGGGTCATCGGCTGGATAGCCACGGCGGCATTGCCAACGCTGACCGGGCGCACCATCTCGACCACCTTGGCCTCTGGCGCCTCTTCGTCGCTGATGCTGGGCAGCAGTGCGGCGGCCTTGTTGGCCTTGACGAACTGGGTGCGCTTGCGGGTGTGCTCGCGGGCCTCTTGGGTATTGCCGAAGGCGACCTTCTCCTGACATGCCGCTTCGCAGATATGCAGGCCGTTGAGAGTGGTGACGATCACCGCGTCATGCAGGCGCTGCGGGTCGAACCGTGCCACCGCCTTCTGGCCCTGATAGGCGGCCAGCTCTTCGTGGTAATAACGGTTGCTGCGGTTGCGGATGGTGCCGCCAGATTCCAGCTTGATGGTGCCGTGCTTGCTGACGCGACAGGCTTCTGACTGCAGCATCATCATGGTCAGCTGCTCGCTGGTAGCCTTGCGCACCGCTGCCTGCATATAGCTCTGCTCGAATGCCTGGTCGAAGCTCATGACGCCGTGGCAGGCCTCGGTATTGCGGCCCAGCTTGCCGTTGTAATGGGCAACCCCTTCGGCAACCACGCGCAGAAACTCCTCTGCATCAACCGCCCGTTCACCATAATTCTCTGGCTTGGCCATCGGGTTGGGGCCGGTGTAGCAGCCAGCCAATGCCGGATGCTTGTCGATGATTTCATCCAGACCGCCCACGCCGAAGGCGCGCTCGATCGGCTTGGCCTGACCGTGGCCCTTGCCAAGCAGCACGCTGGACCAGTGCAGCGTGATGCCGAGCATGGGTATCATGCCGAGCGGGTCATCCTCTTTGACCTTGAAGCGGTAGCGATTCGGCACGCCGCCGGTCATCCATTTGTTGGCCGCTGCCCGGGTGTTATCGATGGTGATTTCACGCGGGATGCCGTATTTGCTGCACACATCCATCAGTGACAGGCGGATCGAATCGGTGTTTTCACTGATATCGGTGCGCCAGCCGATGATTTTGCGGCTGTAGATGTCCTGCCAGAACCATGTTTTCGGGCGCAATATTTCGCCGTTGAACCAGCGCACGAAGACGTTGTGCAGGTAGCCATCGCCGTTAATCCAGCTCATGGCATCCAGCCCTTCGATGGTGCGCTCCTGCGGCGGGTACAGCTGCATCATGGCGTGTTCACCTTCTCGCAGCATGACCTGCTGGGCGTGCGGTACTTCCAGATCCATGCGGCGCATCAGGCTGTTGAGGCTCGGCACCACCCAGTTCTGATCGCGGGCGGCCAGTTTCAGGCGCTCGTAACAGCTGGCGGCGTTCGGGCGCTCGTTGCGCAGGTAATCGGCCTTGAAGAATTCCCACGCCTGCTCGCTCACCTTGGCCAGCTTGCCAGCGCGGTTTTCGAGCGCAGCCTGCTGCTGTTTTGGCACCAGCACGGCCAGCCAGTCGCTATCGTCAAAGCCTTTTACGGCTGAACAGTGGCGGCGCAGGGTAGGCAGGGCGATCCCGAACTCGTCAGAGATATGCTGATAGGCCTGCATCAGGGTGCTGCCGCTGGCAACCATGGCATGGACGGCCTGTACGGCCTTGACCCGTTCCTTGGCGGTGGCGTGCGCCTTGTCGTTGGCCTTCTTCCAGTTGGCCCACAGCTGCTCTTTGCAGTAGCGCGGCGCGGCAGGCTTGGGCAGATCCAGCGTCATGCTGCCGACCTTGACCTTGCCAGACTTGCGCAGCAGGGCGGCTTGGACGACAGGGGGCAAAATGCTGATGTGGTATTCGGTGGCCTTGCTCCCTTCGCGTTGGCGGGCTTTGTCAGCGTTGCACTCGGCCAGCTTTTGCAGGCTTTTGAGCATTCCTCTGGCTGTGGTTGGCATGCCTGGCAATCCGGCATTGGCCAATTCAGAAGCGATGAACCATTCCAT